GAAGTCGAAATCGACACCGATCCGAAGCCGGAAGAGCCGGAGGCTCCCGAAGCCGAGATGCCGGAAGCCGAAGACGAGATCGAGATGGAGATGGCTCCCGGCGCTATCCTCAACGAAGAGCGCGCGGCCGATCTCTCGAAGCGTTCGATGTTCATGGCTGCGAAGCCGGTCGACGAAGAAGGTCGTCGCGTGCGCATCGCGGTCTCGTCCGAAATGCCGGTAGAACGGTCTTTCGGTACGGAAGTGCTCGACCATTCCGCGTCGAGCATCAATCTTGAATTTCTCGGATCCGGTCGCGCGCCTTTGCTGCTCGACCACGATCCGAGACAGCAGATCGGTATCGTCGAAGATATCACTATCGATAGCTCGGCTCGCGTGATGCGGGCGACGGTGCGCTTCGGAAGGAGCGGGCTGGCTAAAGAGGTCTTCGATGATGTCGTAGACGGGATCCGCTCGAACATTTCGGTCGGTTATCGCGTCAATAATATGGTCCGAGAAGATGCGGCAGATGGGACGATCTTCCGCGTTAACGACTGGACCCCTCTCGAAGTGTCGGTCGTCTCAATCCCCGCTGATGCATCCGTGGGAGTAGGACGAGCAGCCGATATTCCTAAAATCACGGTCGTTAAGGAGAGTCCCATGACCGAAGTCAATCAGGACGAAATCCGCGCCGAGTTCGCGCGGAATGCCAAGGCCATCATGGACCTCGGCGCGAAGCACAACAAGCGCGAGCTGGCCGACAAGGCGGTTGCTGACGGTCTTTCGATCGAGCAGTTCCGTGGCGTCATCCTCGACTCGATCGGCACCGAAGCTTTCGCTTCGAACGCGATGGTCGGTCTGACTCAGGCCGAGAAGCGCTCCTACAGCCTTCTCCGCGCGATCAACGCGGCGGCTTCGAATGACTGGCGCAAGGCCGGTTTCGAGCGCGAGCTTTCGGACGAGATCGCCAAGCGCACCGGCAAGGACGCGCGCGGCTTCTACGTGCCGAACGACATCCGCTGGTCGCAGCGCGATGTGACGACCTCGATCGGCTCCGGCACGTCGAAGGGCGGCTACCTCGTCGGCACGGATCATCGCGGTGATCTGTTCATCGACGCGCTGCGCGAAGCTCTCGTCATTTCGAGCCTCGGCGCTCGCATGATGACGGGTCTTCAGGGCAATGTGGCGATCCCGAAGCTGACGACCCGCACGGCCGTCGCCTTCGTCGCCGAAGGCTCCGCTCCGACCGAAGGCGCCCCCGTCTTCGCTCAGGTCACGATGTCGCCGAAGACGGTCGCCGGTTACGTCGACCTCTCCCGTCGCCTCATGATCCAGTCCGACCCCTCCGTCGAAGCCGTCCTGCGTGATGACATCACCCGTCAGATCGCCGGAAAGATCGACGAAGTGGCGATCGAGGGCGGCGGCTCGAACGAGCCGACCGGCATCCTCGGCACCTCGGGCATCGGTGCGGTTACGATCGGCTCGAACGGTGGCGCTCCCACCTACGCGACCGTCGTCAACCTTCAGCGCGAAGTCGCTATCGACAACGCTCTGACCGGCTCGCTCGCTTACCTGACGAACTCCAAGGTCGTCAGCAAGCTGCGGCAGACCGCGAAGCAGTCCTCGGGCGTCGAAGGCAACTTCATCCTCGGCGAGACGAACAACCTTCTCGGCTATCGCGTGGCCGAGACGAACCTCGTCCCGTCCGATCTGACGAAGGGCACCGGCTCGGCGCTCTCCGCGATGATCTTCGGCAACTTCAACGATCTCATGATCGGCATGTTCTCCGGTCTCGATATCGTGGTCGACACGTCGTCGCTCTCGACCTCCGGCGGTACCCGCATCGCCTTCTTCCAGGATGTCGACGTGGCCGTGCGCAACGCGCAGTCCTTCGCGGCTTGTAAGGAAATCGTCACGACCTGATCGGTCTCGGCGTAAGATGGGGGGCTTCGGCCCCCCATTTCTTTTAAGGGTATCATGCTCGACCTCGCGCACTTCAAAAACCGGCACAAAGGCAGAAGCGTTGCAGTCCTAGGCGGGGCTCCGCGACTTGTGACCGATCTCTACCATCTCCCGCAGCACTTCGATCTGATCGGCGTCAATCAGCACGCTTTGCTGCTGCCGCTCTCGTACATCCTCTTTTCCGATAAGCCGATCTTCGAGATCGTGAAGGATCATCCGGCTTATAAGGTCTCGCACTTCCGCGACCTTTCCGGCGATAATCTCGTTTGGGCCGGGATCATCCCGAACTTCAATCTATCGGGACCGAAAGCCGTCTGGCTCGCCGATTTCCTCGGCTATGACGAAATCCGCGTTTGTGGTATGGATGGTTACGCGACCGATCGTCGATATTGGCATGATCAGCCAGACGAGATGTCACGACAGAACTTATATCAACGCGACCGCACCATCTGGTCGTTTCTGAAAGCCTCCATATCGGATCCGAAAAAGGTCCGGTTTACATGCGACGAGATGCAGAGGTTCTTCGATGAAAATTGAAATGATCCGCTCGACCTACTGGCGCGGCGAACTCCTCGAAGCGGGACACGTCGTCGATATCGCCGAGAAGGATGCTTTCGAGTTCATCGCTATCGGGCGCGCCAAGAAATACGACGCTCCGGCGATCGAGACCGTCGCGCCTTCGGCTCCGACGATCGAGGAAAACCGCGCGGTCGGTATCGATGAAAGCGCTCCGCTTGCAAAGCGGAAACTCAAGTGGGCATCTAAGGTCGATCGCTAATGGCAGTCGAAACGGATATCGAGCGGGCGATCTTCGTCGATATCGATGATTTCGGCGTCGCGGCGACCTACGTCAAAGCGGGCGGCGGAACTTCGACGATCAACGGGATCTTCGATAACGAATATTTCGGCGCGGATGCTCAGGCCGGTGTCGTTTTCGTCTCGGCGCAGCCGCGCTTCCTTATCCGATCGTCCGACCTTCCGACAGGCGCGGATTATGGCGATACGATCACCATATCAGCGATCGCTTATACCGTTCGCGTCATTCAGCCGGATGGGACCGGCATGACGACCCTCGTTCTGGAAAAGAACTGATGGCACACCTTCGGAAGCAAATTCGCGACAAGGTAAAGACCCGGCTTACAGGTCTCGCAACGACCGGGACGCGCGTCTATCAGACCCGCTTTTATCCTATGCAGAGCTCGGCTCTGCCGGGATTGCTGATCTACACGCTCCGCGAAGTCTCCGAACCGGAGACCATGACGCGCCCGCGCAAATATAATCGCGAGGTCGATTTCATGGTCGAGGGCATGGCGAAAGGCACGTCGGCGCTCGACAATACGCTCGATCAGATCGCAGTCGAAGTCGAAGAGGCGATGCTTTCTGCACCGACTTTCGACGGGCTTGCAAAAGACACGGTTTTAAGCGGAACCGAAATAGAATATAATTCGGACGGGGAGCAGCCGGTCGGCTCGATCCGCATGACTTTTACGGTGCGCTACCGCACCAGCGAAACAGACGTCGAAAGCGCATCGTGAGGCAATAACATGGCGACTCATACCGGCTCGGAAGGCATCGTTAAAATCAGCGCGAACACGATCGCCGAAGTGCGTTCGTGGACGCTGACCGAAACGGCCGATACCATCGAAGACAGCACGATGGGCGACTCTTACCGCACCTATAAGGTCGGAATGAAGACGTTCACCGGCTCGGTCGTCTGCTATTGGGACGAGACCGACACGACCGGGCAGGGCGCTCTTACCGCCGGAGCCTCCGTGACGCTGAACCTCTATCCCGAAGGCGCGTCGACCGGCGATACCTATTACACCGGAACCGTGCTTGTAACCTCGATCGAGGCTACGGCGGCTTTCGATGGTATGGTCGAGGCGACCTTCAACTTCCAAGGCACCGGCGCTCTGTCTAAGACGACCGTCTAATCAACCTAAGAGGATCGACATATGTCTTCGCCTATCGAGCGTGCAAAGGCTCACTTCAAGGCGCAGAACGTCAAGACGATCGAGGTGGCGGAATGGGGAGAGGCCGGAAAGCCTCTCCTTATTTATGTGACGCCTCTGACGCTTGCCGAGAAGCGAAAGCTTTTCAACGGTGCAAAAGAGAACGACCTCACCGTTCTAGTCGACTGCATCATCATGAAGGCGAAGGACGAGAAGGGCGACGCTGTGTTTACGCTCGAACACAAGCGCGACCTTATGAACGGTGTCGATCCCGATATCGTTGCTCGGATCGCGAACGAGATCCTCTCGGGACCGTCGCAGGATGAACTGCTAAAAAACTGAGGACCGATCACGAGCGCTTTGTCGTCATCGCGCTCGCTGATCGGCTCGGCAAGACCATTTCAGAAATCGAGGAACTCCCGTATTCTGAAATTCTCGAATGGATGGCTTACCTCGAACTTGTGACCGAGAGGCAACGAAATGGCCGAAACGCTTAATTTCACTCTCTCGGCGCAGGACAAGACGCAAGCCGC